CCCCATATACATCACTTGTGGGATAGCCGATGGAGCTTGGCAATACGAGTGTCCCATGGTACAAGGATTCCATTTAAGGTCTTGTACTCAGCATCATGGGGCATAGGCAGGTCATTAAGACTGTCTACTCGTACAAGTTGTTGTACCCTCCTCATCTCTCGAGTAGAAGGGGTTCTCCACCACATCCAGTCCTCGTCAGGACGGAAGGTGCGTTCAACACGAATGGCACCAGGTGGCAGAGTAAGCATACGCTTTTCAACAACTTCTCCATCTAAAACCTCTGAGAGCAGAGATGGGAGCTTGGGCACAGGGAGTCGTCCATCTGAAATCGAGAAAAATTCACAAGCCATTTGATAATCGTTCAAAGGCTGAATGTGATTCTCAGGTATCCAGTACAAACCACGACTGGAAAACTTTTTTAGATTAACGACACTCTGAGCTCCCATCCACATGTTACGAAGTGGGCGAGATGGCAACATAACAGAATTCCATCTGTTAAAATTCTCCCTCATAGGAGTAACTGTCCATCTCTTGGCTTTCTCTGGGTCCAGACCCTGGAGTTGGAGTAAACCGGCAGCAAAGAGTTTTTGAGACTTGGTCATGTGAAACCTAGCTCCATGAGACTCTGCGCCTAAACCTCCAGCTGAACGTGGAAGGAAAATGTTCAGTAAGCCATTTCTGGTCGCACACCGGACTTCATGTGACCATTGAGTAAGCAAACGTGCTTTACCCCGGTCCTTATTCCAACAACCCTTAAGGTGTTCGGAAAAAATTGCATCAAGTGGTTTGAACTTTACAGGCCGTTTATCACCGGCAAAACCATATTTGTGCAACAGTCCGGTATTAGTGTAAGTACACTCCCAAAAACCATTTGATGTTTCTAAAAACATCTGGGAGTTCAAAGTCGCAACCGAATGGTGGACATAGTACTTACCTATCGACAAAGAAAAACCCACTTCTCGGATTTTGTCTTGCCACAAACCTAGAAATCGGGAGTCTGCGCGAAAAAGAATGTCGTCGCCATTAACGAGGACAGGCAGGTCATTAACCTGCACCTCCCGGTGGAGATATTCTTCTAGGGTTGACCAATAGATGATCAGGTTGACAAGACACAAGATAGGGAAGGACATTGGGTTACCCATCAACTGACCGTTACGTTGCGGACGTAAGTCTGGACAAACGTCAGGTGGGTATTCTAACTGGGTTCCGCAAAGTGAGCTCAAAAAGACCTCAATGTCCGATGAAAGACCAAGTTTCTCAAGGATAATTTCAATGCACTGCTTTGTAGCGTTGAGATTTAAGTTGTCAGTTGCAGCTGCATAGTCTCCTGAGACCCAGTTAGCACTCTTTGGCATCTTTAACTTGGCTTCCTTCTCTTTCATCATCTCCAAATCCCTATCTGTTACTCGAGGACGTCCGATCAGAACTAGAGGTTCAAGACGTCTAAGAAAGTCATGGAGAACTTTACGAGGTTCCTCCAAATAAATTGACTTCTTAGCATCACCTGTGGTGATGACTCGCACTTTAAGTGCCTCGAGTAATCCAACTGCTCTCACAATGTCCGGATCGCTAGTTACCATGGCCCGTACATCATGCCATGTAGGAAGGAGCCGACCATGTAATTCACGTCCGCAAGGCAGACAATAATACAATTGGTCGTCTATAATAGGTTCAGAGAAAAGATCTGGTTTAGAACCAAGATTATATTCTCTAATAACCTCCTCCCACTTACCACCGAGTGAACGGATGGTTTTGTAACTAGCACCTCCCGTATCTTTCAAGACCGATTTTGCTCTTAGAGCTTTAAGGTCCTTAAGGACACGCCTCAAGTGTGGCCGTAAATCCACATTGAGAGGCTTTGGTTCCTTTGAAAGACCATCACCATGAGACAAGAGTTGTTTCTGTACCATGGTTTCACAGGGAGGTAAGCAGCCCCTCTTGACACCTTGAAGAATACTATTCCAAAGGTGCAAGTTTTTCTTGCTCTTCGAGTTTAGTAGATCCTTTAAGAATCTAAGGGCTGCTCCTGCAAAGGGTAAAATCCGGAGTGAATCATCAGGACAAGGTGGGAGTTCCTGACCAAGATATTTGGCCATAGGAGCACATGTAACCCACTTTGCGCATTTTTCAAAATTTTGCCAAGAATAAGAAATCCTGATGATTGAGGTTTGGCTATCCCAAGGTAGACGACTAAACTTAGGGATGTGATCTAATATCACGTCAAGATAGGCACGCGAAAACGCAAGTGCTTTCCTAAGTTTGAGGAAGTCTACCCCCACACCGTCGATCCCTACATGCTGTAAGGAACAAGACGACGCCAAGCCCTTTGGCGAACGGTGTGACAAGAGTTCATCTAACAGTCTGATCAAATCAGACCCCCGCATGTCAGATGCTGCTTTCTTGCCCATTTGTGGTAGGGAAGTGACCAAAGGCCTGGTTAGCCTGAGGTGCACTGTCCAACAAACGTTG